CCGAAGGCGGTTGATGCCAGCGCCGCCGAGCGCACGCAGCAGGGCGCGGTACTTCCGCAGGAACACGTCCGGACCCATGATGAAGTCGACCTGACCGTCCTTCGACTTCACCTTGCTCATCAGCTCATCGAGCATCTCGAACGTGAGCGCGGCCGAGGCCGCCGCGATCGTCTGGGCCGCCGGAGTCAGCACCGCCAGACCGTCAAACTCCAGCGGGTCGGTGCTGGAGTTGCCGGCGATGAACTGGCGCTGGTACTCGCGACCCAGACCCTTGGCCTTCGAGGCGATCTGCACCGAACGCTGGTCGTTCTGGACACCCATCGTGGTCTCGATGAAGTGGTCGACCAGGGCGTCACCGATCAACGCCTTGAGCGGCGTGGTGACCGGCGTGAAGGTCGCCGGCGTCTTGGCCGCAGCCGGGATCACGTTCGAGCCACCGCCGATGCCGATCGGCGCGACGCCGGCGATGGCGTCTTCGCGGGTGTACAGCAGTGCGTTGCCGACGATCTGATCGAACGGCCAGAAGTTGTAGATCTGGTTGACCGTGACGATCGACTCGATCACCCCCTGAATGAGGAGGTTCTGTTGGATCTTCGCGGCCTCGACGAGAGTGAGAGACGCCATTTGGAGGACTCCGATGAAGTTGTTGACACTGTGTCAGCCCTCCACCGGAGGGGCCTTGCACATTTCCAACGACCTACCAGGCCGTGGGAAATGTAATCGGCTGTTTAGGTAATCCCTTAGGCCCTAAGGGATTACCACCGTAGAACTATTTTACTAGGTCCTAGGTCGTTCGTAAACCCCTTTGATCAAGGGGTTTCACGAACAATTACTGGGTCTGACCTTCTGCAGGCAGCTGGCCCAGTAGTCCGCCCTGGGACAGGCCCATGGTGATCTTCTGCTGCGGGGTCGCCTTCGACATGTCCACGCCGCCCACACGATGGCCGCCGGCAGCTCCACCACCCTGACTGCTGGCAAAGAGGTGCGGAGCGGTCTTCTTCAGACCAGTCAGCCAGTCGGCCATTGCCATGGGACTCTTGCCGTCCTTGCCGTAGATGACTTGCCCCTTGTCATCGTGTGGCACAGCCGCGCCGTCCTTCATGTGGTAGACCGTGCGGGCGCGCAACACCACGTCGTCCAGCGCAGTCGTGACGACACCCAGCTTCAGAGCCTCGGTGCGAATCGTGGAATCGATCAGCAGAACCGAGAGCTGCGACTCCGCGGCTTCCGCACGCGTCTTGTATGTGTCGCGCTCACCTTCGAGGGCCGTCTTCATCGCACCCACGCGGGACGCGACGACCTCTTCGATCTTGCCCTCCTTGAGGAGCTTGCCCTCCTCGACTTGACGTTGCAGGTCGACGAGCTCACGGTACTTGACCGGGTCGATGTCCTTGAGCTTCTCCAGCTGCTGCTGGAGGTTGATGTTGTTGGTGCGGAATTCGTCGAGGCGCTCCTTCGGCACCACGCCCTCCGCGTCCAGTACGAAGCCGTCGCCCTCGGCCTTGTACAGGCCACGGACGTTCTCGTTGACTTCTTCCAGCTTCGTAATCTTGTACTTCAGAGCCATTTCAGTTTCTCCTATGCGGCACCGCCGCCTTGGCCAGCTGTGGATGTCGGCCGGACTGGTTCCTTGATCGCGGCCAACTCTTCTTCATCACTGCGATTGGGATCGATTGCATCGAGCCGTCGCAGGTTATACACCAGAGTCTCCTTACTGATGGAGCTCTGGAAGTACCCTTCGAACAGCACCTTCAGATCACTGAAGGTGATGGTGGCCCCCAGAACATCTCGCGGGAAGCCGATCTTGACCTCGCCCTCACGTAGGAGTTTGGCAAGGCCGTTGAATGTGAGAACAAGTCCGGTTTCGATGGACCCGATGATATGGATGAGACTCGCAGCTTCGTTGACATAGCGCAGCCGCACCGCCTCAGCCGCTTCAGACCCTTTGGCTGAACTGTCTACGAGTCGGGCAGACATCGCTGACATCAGACCGATTTTCTCAGTCATGGCCTTCTCGAGTGACTGAAGCCCTTGACCCTGAAACTCCAGGTAAAAGGCTTTAGCTTCAGGCACTGGTAGAATCCACGCTGACGTACCACCGATCTTGAGTGATGTGGACGAATCGACGCCGGTGGCAACAGGTGTGGGGAGGCCGACAATGTGTCGACCCCACTCGAGATCCGCCGAAGTCAGATAGTGACTCAGGTTGATTGTGGAGATATCGAGCATCGGTGGCTTGTCCACCCACATGTGAACGCCACTAGACCCGATACACACGAATGGCACGTAATCGATGGTTTTGCCACTGAACGTAGGTGTAATGATCACGCCTGATACGTTCTGAAGGTCTTCGTCCAGAATTTCCTGATGGTAGACACCGTCCGTACCCACGTAACAGTGGCGGTATTGACACACTGCTTTGGTCTCAAATTCGTTGTCACCCTCAACCAACTGGTGCTCTCGCAACAGCAGCATCACCAGTTTGCCACCTTCTTCGCGCCAGTTGATGATGTTCTCAGCGATGTACGTCACGAGTGTGGGCTCACCACCGCGCACAGGCGCGTCTACCAAGGTACCGATCCGGCCCTGCAACACGACTTCGTTGAAGATGTTGATGTAGTACTCAGTGAACTGGTACCCGCCCTGTTCGGTATCTGAGAAGAACGACGCCATAGTCGAAGGATATTCGATCTTAGGCTTTTTGGACGTGGCCAGCCCCACCATGCTCGAAACAGTCTTACCCGTAATGGGGAAGAACAAGGCCCGTCGCAAGTAGTTCTGGTAATCGTCTTCGATTTGTCCAGAGAGTCGTGGCAAGTACCTGACGCCCTTTTGCTTAATGGCGCGCTCGCCATTGAAGCAGTCACGGATTTTTTCCCAGTCCTCCATACGATCCACGTACTCGGGATGGGCGAATTTCTTGAGATCTTTTGCCATGATCAGGCCCCGTGTACTCGATTCATACCACCGCTCATCAGCGACTTGAGCACGCGGTATTTCACCATGTCGTAAATGTGATCGTTTGCCGAAGTATCAACGTCCTGAGGATTCTCTGGACTGATGGGCAACTCAGGTATTTGTGATACTGTGTGTACACAATTGCGGTGAACCAGCAACCATGGGCGTTCGAAATTGCGATCGAGCGCTGCCTTAAGTCCCTGCCTCACCATCACAAACCCGCGCTCGCGACTACCAGGTCGCTTATCGGCACGTGTGAACCCGACACCACGTCGGAGGTACTCGTCGTGGATCGACATCGACCCACGGTCTTTGTCAAAAATACTGGAGTCGGCCGGTCCGCGCTGTGTACGCATACGGAAACCGTTCATCGACTCGTGATCATGCATTTGCTGACCAAGTTCGGCAGGCGTCAGTCGAAGACCTTTATCCTCTTTATCAGCGAAATACTTCTCTGACAAGAGAATGATGCTTTGTCGCGGAAGAATCACGCGTCGATCATTGATCACACACGCCGTACCGTCAGACTCCACCCACCAACCGGTGGCTGCAGGATTTGAGTATCCGTAATCATGGGCACGATCCATCGTCCAGGTACGTGGAATTTCGATATTCTGTACGAGATGAACGTTCGGATCCCACAGATCAGAGAATGCTGCTCCCTCCTCCAGATCCCAATTACCTTCGAGATATGCGAGTGCCAATCGCTCATCACCGAGACCCATGATCCGTTGATCATAATTCGGGTCGTTACGCATCATGACAGTGTTCTCTTTGGATTTCGCAGGAATGTACTCCCGCGACATACCACCGTCCTGAATTGGCGCTTTGAAGATGTGACCTTCGCCGTGAGACACAAGCCCACGTTTAAAGTAAGAATGTGACGGGCCTCCTGGGTTACTGCCGTAAATGATTTTAGGCAGTAACCCACGCCACCTGTCAGGAATTGGCAGGCCACCGAGACGTACACGAGTACGGATGAATCGAATCATCTTCTCAGTGAACTGTGTAGCCTCATCAATCAGCAAACAATGGATCTCAGATCCAAGGTAGGTGTTGATATCTGTTTCGTGCTGAGCATGGCACAAGTAAATCTGTGCGCCATTGAATGTGAAGTTAAAGACCCCGTCAGATTTGTTGAAGACCACTTCACCATTGTCAATAAATTCCTTGAGCATCACAAGGAATCCATCTGGACTGTAAACGTGGTTAATGTACAATTCCTTGTACATACGACGGAATAAGAACACCTTGACGTTTGGGATCTCCATACACAGTATGATGGCAAGAACGCGCATCATGTAACTCTTCCCAGCACCAGCAGCACCACCATACAGGATTTCCTGTGCGGCGGACATAAGCGCGCGCTGCTGCTTACGGTAGAGTTTGAAGTGTACGGTCACAGCTCTTTCAGCCGAAAATACATCGTACGATCGTCTTGCTGACCATCCGCACCGATGATGCGAATGGTAAAAGCGTATTTGGCTCCGAGCTGGTACACCGCTCCGGATTTGACCTGAATCAGTGGTACGACAACGCCAGCGTTATGTACACCGGTGTCCGCAGCTTCCATGACCGGTGAATCGAGGAAGATATGATTGCCGTACGTCGTACCCATCTTGTCCAGGATATCCTGGATGCCCATACGTATGCGCAACCGGGCATTTGGATCAAAGTCACACTGAGGCTTATCAGGCTTGCTGATATTCCACAATTCGCCAGCAGTGACAGGCATGATCGACCTCAGAAATTGATATTAGTGGTTCGACCCGCGAAAGTTATCACAGGGTCACGTCCAGCGAAGACAATCTCGTACTCGTCGCTACCAGAGAAGTCCAGTGCAGCGACGATCGCCCCACCAGCACGTTCTCTAACAGAGGTGCCACCGATAGCGATCGAGGCTACGCCTGGTACAATGATGGGCCCGCCGGAGATCTCGAAAGCGGATGTGCCACCGACACTGATCGTCTGTACAACATCCTGTACGGCGAATCCACCCGCGCGCTCGACCTCACGAGCACCGCCGAGACCAGCTGTGACTGGACCGGGTTGAACCAGAATTCCACCGGGCGCTTCGACCTGTAACAGACCACCCAGTACAAGCTGTTGTGAACCGATCGCCAGTGACAAGCCACCGGCTTGCTCAGCAGTACGAGATCCGCCCAAGGATATCGATACTGCTCCAGGGGATAGAGTTAGGCCGCCGGTGGCCTCACGCTCTGCAAAGCCGCCCAGTGAGACAGTGGTTTGACCTGCAGTGAACTGTAACCCGCCACCGACTTCGATACTGGTAGTACCCCCGATACTGACGGATTGTGCACCTGCGGCGAGCGAAATGCCACCGGTTTGTTCTGTGACACTAACCCCGCCTAAGACTAGTGTCACAGCACCAGCTACAACGCTAGTGCCGCCGATACGTGTTACCTCTGAAGCACCACCGAGCGAGAGTGATGCGGCTCCTGCACTGAGCGATAGACCACCGGCCAACTCCGTTACAGAGGTGCCACCTACTGTAACAGTGATAGACCCGGGCTGAATCTGTACACCACCGAATTGCTCACGAACTGTGAGGCCACCCAGTGCAAGAGATACGGACCCTGGCTGGACCTGTACACCACCGAACTGCTCAGGAACGGTGCCACCGCCCAGTACAAGAGATACAGCTCCTGGAGCGATCGTCAGTGCACCTGAACGCTCGATCTCTGCACCACCACCCAGATTCAGCGTTTGTGGTGTCGCTGAATTGAGCGTGGCCGCCCATATCCTACGTCGAGGTAGGATACGCGGACGCGGCCGGTACAGTGTGCGGAACATGTCAGGCCTGGTGCGCCTCGTACGGTTCCAGGGGGTTGATCAGCTCACCGTCAGCGTCGAACGCCCCAAGCACGCGCCGACGATTTTCGATCGGCATGTTGAGCAGCATTCGAGCCATTGGCCGAGCGACTTCACCGAGACGGATCAGGATGCACTCGTCCACCTCCTCGGCGATAACAGGCGAACCGTTGTCCATGGCGACGATCTTGAACTTCTCGGTCATCTCGTCGCACCAGGCCTGCTTGCGCTCACTGCTCCACTTGCATCGCGCCGGCAGATCATCGAAAGTGAAAGTTTTACCCTTGTTGCTCATAGCAGCTCCTTAGCCGATCTCTTGAACCAGGAGATGGCCGATCACTGTCAGCGAGTCGGCCGCAGCGGGAATTTCCAGTACACATCGAGTACCAGCGGTCACGAGGATCTGTTCTTCCTGGGTAAACCGCACGGGGTCCTGCACACGCACGTTCCATGGGTACGGACCGTGCGATACGATAGTGCCGCCACTCGATTTCGTTGTGTCGGCCTGACGAGCAGTGAACGAGGCCGCACCGCCCGACAAGTCGGTGTTCACGGGCGTCACCGCAGAGCCACCACTGCCGACTGTGGTCGCACCGGTCTTGAAGACCAGTCCAAGACTTTCTTCCTGTGCATCACCGAAATCGGACGTTTGACCGATGGTGTAGCCCAGAACTACGAGTGGTTTGCCACTGGCCGCGACGATCGCGCACAAATCCACGTTGGCGTTGCCGGTGTAGGCAAACGGAACACGAAAAACACCGCTCATTTCAGGCCTCCTAGAAGCGTAGCAGGACGGCACGTCGAGCGCCGCGGTTGAATGGGGTTAGCGATGCGGCAGCACCGCCAGCAGAATAGTTGTCCGCCGACCATGCGCGGAATGTGTCAGCATCATTGCTGATTGTATACGCAAACATGCCGGGCTTGCCCGAAGCTATTGCGGCATCTGTGTATGCAGCTCCGAGAGATACAAGGGTTGTAGGACTTGCCGCCAGGCTGTAAAAGGCTTCATGAGTTGTACCGACTGATCGCAACCACAACCAGTCATCGATCGAGAGTGGTGCACCTAAAGTCCACGTAGTTGGGTTCGTTGACGTCCCAGCTAGCCATCGCGTGAAGTACACCGTCGTGTCGAGACGGTCGTAATCAATGTGATAGCTATTGCCAGCTGAACATCGTGTAGCCGGACCTCGATAATGGCCGGTGGCTGCACCGATTTGAATGCCTACAATTTGATCATCGGCCCACGCTTCACCACCATCGAACATCATCAGGCAGTCCGTGGCCGAACCAGGTGCAGTAACATACCCAGCACCACTGGGCACGTTCCAAGTATTGAGCCCCTGGATATTCGACCATCCTGGATCGAACACAGTCAGGTTCTGCGCCGAACCAGTCGACTGCAGAAATGATGTGCTGTACGGGATGGCCATTAGAACGTTCTCGGCACAAGCGACAGTTGATCTGCGGCTAGTGTGCCAGGATTCTTGATGGTGAACGAGATGCCGGTGCCGTAACTACATGGAATTGTGCCATTATCAGTCACGTGACTGGAGTCAAAACCGTTACGGCCATGCCAAATCGCCGCCTGACCTGCGGACGTCACGATCTGACTAAAATCACTCGCCTCCAGTAACATGTCCGATTCGGACAGTAGAGCATTGAAGATCTTGTACTTGATGAGCAAACAACCCCAGCGCTCGTGCTGATACTCCGTTCTGGCGTACCATGGCGAGTCGCCCATCGTGAATTTGGGTGAAGGGATCGCCCCTTCACCGTAACTGGCGGAAGAGTTACCGTCAGTTAACGTGATTTGGCAACAATCTGCGTCTGCCACACTCGGCAGATCGTTGTACGCTCGCAGAACTTTGTTGGTTGCGCTGACTCGATTGATGCGCAAGCCTTGCACATACACCCGGCTAGCGAATATGCGTTGACCAGTGACCACGCCCCAGTTGGTACCATCGAACGTACTGTTTTGGCCTGCCCAAACAGTACCACTTGCATCAATGATGTCCTTGGATGAGGTGGCTAGCTCATGGATGAAATGGCCTACTGCCGGGGAACTGCCGTAAGAATTCGGGATTTGCCAGCCACGCACTGGGTAGCCGTGCCATCCCCAATTGCCGTGAGTTGACGCGACGTCGTCATTGTCGAAAAGACCATCGCCGCGTGACCACCAGAAGCCGGCCATGTAGCCGACAGGCATAATCGTAGGAGTCTGGATGACTCGGACTACGGTTATACCAGCGCCGCCGAGGCCCCAAATCGGTAAACCATTCGTGTGCGGATTAGCGAATTCGAGAACCGCGTAGGGGTCTGTGTTGTTCTTCGCGGCGCTGTTGACGGGGAATTGAATGCCGAAGGGGGCGCCAGAGAACGAACGCGTGCCACGCTTCGCCACCGCAGGGATGCGTGGCGCACGCGGTAGTCGACCGGCGCCTCCAACGTACATTCGATCGTCCTCAGATGCGGATGATCTTGTTCGCGCCGTTGTTGAAGACCACGCCGATGTTGCCGCCGTTCGGGGTGATCGGCAGGTTGGTGCCGCTGTAGGCCACCTCGTACACGTCTTCGACGACCGCGCCGCCCGCGGCCAGAGCCGCCGTGGTCAGGCTGCGAGCTCCGGCCGCGGCCGCGGCCGCCAGCGTAATGGATGCGGCACCGGTGCCGCTCACGCGCGAAGCGACCGCGCCGTTGGCGATGGCGAGGAGCAGCTTGTCGATGACCGCAGCAGTCGCGCCCGCAGACGCCGCCGCAGCGATCGTGAACTGCTGCTTGCCGTCCAGCAGGCAGATGAGCCGTTGTGCAGAAGCCGCCACGTCCGCGCCGCCCGTCACGGCCGACGCTTGGTAGATCACCAGCATGTCGATGGCCGCGCCGCTCGGCACGCTGTTGAAGGTGGGGTCGTCCGCGTCCAGCACACCGTCGGTGAAGGACACCGTCGTGAGCGCGGAGCTGGTGGCGACGAGCGTGCCACCCGCGCCCGTCAGGTCCGACACGAAGGTGTGCGCGCCGTTGTACGTGTACCCGCGGACCAGGGAGGCCTTCAGGACCGCCGTGTCCACGTCGATCAGACCCGTACCGAGGCCGGTACGGGCATTTGGGAAGAAGCGATCCATGAGGGCTCCTCAGTTGTTGATGATCAGCCGGCGACCGGCGGCGTGGCTTCGTCCAGCGCCTTCAGCTGATCGGCGCCGAGGTTGATCTTCGCGGCCAGCGCATCGGAGCTGGCGGACAGCGCGCCGAAGGTCGTGAACACGCTCGACAACTTGGCCTCCAGCTCGGGCGAGATCTGGGAGTTGTCCGGCAGGCTGTTGATGTACTCCTGCAGCGCGCTGATCTGGTCCTTCATGCTGGCGACGTCGCCAGTGAGGCCAGCCGCGGCCGTCAGCACGTCGTCCATCTTCGCCGACATCGCTTCGGTCTTGGCCTTCTGCTCCATGGCAGAAGCCTCGAGTTCATCGATCTTGGCGGACATCTGGGTCTGATCCATGCGAATCTCCTTCACGAGAGTTAGGATCTGTTGAAGAATCCCGTCTTGGACGGGGTTGGGGGATCTCGAAATCTCGTGTACGTGGCGTACCACGAAATCGAACGTCATCTCAGAGGTCGCCATTACTTGGTGACCTCACGGCATTGGGTGCACTCGTTGGCCGGACCACCTGCCAAAGCACAGTAGGTGAACGTCAGGGTACCGGATACGATGTTCTGGCGAAAGAGGTTGCAATCACACAGTGCATCGAACGGAGCCGAACGCCCGGAGAGCGCTGGGAGTTGTCTTTTGCCGTCCACGACGGCGTACATCGTCAGAGAACCTGACCGACTGCTCTCAGGAGTTCGCCAGGTCGTCACCGGAGTCGGTGGAACGCATGTGGGAGCTGGTCCACAGCTTCCGGCCGACGATGCGACCTCCTTTGTGACCGCCGGCGGATACGCCGTGCCCAAAGACGTCGTTTTCAGTGAAACGCACGCTTCGAAGCGCAATTTCTTGTACGCACACTCGTCAGCGCTTCCTGGGGCCGGCACGACAGTGAATCGGTCGCGCTCGGACTGGAATTTTGCCCAAGAGTCCTCCGCGGCGATGATTTCAGCGAGCGAGGTCTTCGATTGCTCCCACCCGAGCTTGTACAGACCAGCGAAGCACTGCGCACGCCACAGTGTGAGCTCGTCATTCGCCGGGCACCACCAGCACACGGCACCACCATCGAAGTTGAAATACTGGATGGTTGCGGAGCCCGGAGCGTTGAGTTTTCGCCAGGTCTTTGGTTCGCATGATTGCGCCTGGGCCGTCGTCGCCAGGACCAGAAGCACGAGCGCAATCATGCGAATCATGTCACTTCCTTTGCGTGCGAGCGTCGATGAGTTCGACACGGACGACGAGTTGGTTGATGCGATCGGAGAGCTTCTGTATCTCCTCGCCGCGACGGACTTCAGTGGCCTCGATCACTCGCAGACGGAGTTCGTTCGTGGCAGAGGTGGCTGCACTCGCACTGATCGCGGCCTCGATCTTGTCCATGCGATCGAGCACCTTGTTGCCGCCCCACGTGACTGCAGGTACTAGCAAACTCAGAACGATCGGCTGCAGCAACTTCACAGCCGTGCTGTCCGCTATTTCATGGGCTGTCATCCGCCGACGGGGGCGCCCCTCATCCAAAGGCATCTGATCCGAGTCGACCATCTCACCCCCGACGATCCAGGTTCGGATTCGAGATCGGGGCTCCGTCGACGACTTGACCGATTTGGACCTGTTGCTCGTCCTTGAGGCGACGAACGCAGGCCTTCATCGCGTCGTCCAGCGGGCCACGAATCTCGACGTAGCACCACGGCCGGATGGTTCGCCCGTCCGGCAGTGGTAGCTCGTTCCCGACAAGGGAACGCACGACGGTGACCAGCGCCACTTAGGCGATCCGGTACCAGGTGTTGGCGGCCTTCTCGTACTGGTACGACATGAAGCCGGCGTCGGCGGCTGCCGTCGCGGCGCCGACCAGCGTCTGGCTCGCACCGACGCCGCTGGCCATGGTCAGGGCCGTGACGGCTTGGGCGAAGACCAGCGTGACGACCTGGCCGTCCAGCGGCTTGACAGGCATCTGCACGGTGAGCGCGGCGATGTCGGCGGCGTGGCGGAAGCGCGCGACACGGGTGTCGTCGGGCAGCGCGACCGTGGTGCCGGTGGCCTGCACGAACTCGTATTCGGTGACGTTCGGCTGTGCCTGCGGATCCCCCTTCAGCTCGTTGTAGTAGAGCGTGCGCGCCGCCGCAGCAGCGATCACAGCCGCCGTGGCAGAGGCGCGCTTCTGGGTCTTGAACGCCGGCAGAGCCACGGAATCGATGGTCTGCGGCTCGTTGATGATGGAAGTGATCGTGATCATCGGATCCTCGTGGTTGAACGGTCTCAGTCAGCGTCTAGCGGCACAACCTCTTCGACCTCCCGAACCAGCGGGATCTCGACAGGGACAGTGCGTCCATCTTCGGTCAGCGCATCCTCGAACAGCGAGACGAGGACGCGGCCTTGTTCCTTCGGAGGCTTCACCTCCAGAGATGAGAGTCGGGCTTCGCAATAGGGCGCGACGGCCTTGTGAATCTCGAACTCGAGTTTGGGGTCCTTCTCGCGGACGTCATGGCGATGAGCCAGCTCCACCATGGCCATGACCGGGTGGTAGTTCGGGTACCGCTCTTGAATGAGTCGCAGTACACCGGACGACTGATTTTGAAGCCTGACGACGGAAGCCACTTTAAGTACCCCTCGTGGATATTTTACCGTAATTAAATCTGGTCGTAAACCGTTTTGATTAGGGGGTTTTAGGGGCCTACGATGATTGATCAACGTTTGAGGAAAGCTGTTTTTCGGTTTCGGGGAATTTTTGGGGGACGAGGTACCACTTGAGAAGTACCATTTTGAAACGCGCAACGTACATCGAGCCTTGTGTATGGCTTAACTGTGTATTTCTTCAAAATGCCCGGTGGACTGGCCCCGGGCCTCGCCTGGTGAAAGGGGGCCCTGTAACATCTGTAAAATGTGTAACGCGATGTATCATGTGTAATGTGATGTAAAAGATTGTAACACAATCTCTACTGATTTAGTCAACTATCTTGTTACACATTATTACATCTCACAGTTACACATTATTACATCTCCCGTTACACTTCGTATCACACTTCCGACCACCACACAGTATAGTTATACCATCGGATGCAAATACAGACTACCAACCACCACTAACCACAGGATGAAATGTAAATAAGTGTAAATTTGTTGTACAAGATAGACCAGACATAGTATAGTTTATCTTGTGCAACAATTCCGTTGCACTCAACCGGAGAATTGTAAATGAACACGACCACCAAGATGACCATCGAATCCCTCACCGCCATCGTCCTCGAACTGCAGACGAAGGTCAACGAACTGGAAGCGAAACTCAACGCTCCGAAACCCGAAGTCAAGGAGATGACCAAGGATCACGCCAAGCAGATCCTCAACGGCGATCTCAAGGACGCCAAGCACAAGGACGCCGCGGAGAAGCTCGGCCTGACCTACGGCCAGATCTACAGCTGCCGCCTGGAGCACACCTTCAAGGACGTCCACAAGGAACTCCGCGCCGCGGGTTGGAAGAATACCTGGGTGAAGTAAGTCCACCGGGGGCGAAAGCCCCCGATTCTACCACACTCCGCAACTCGAGTACACACCTATGACGCACCGTTTCGAACTTTACCGCGAATTCTGCGACACGATCCCGTCGTGGCAACACCCCTCGCGATGCAACCGGCGCATCTTCACTCGCCTCACCCTGTGGCAGCGCATTCGGAGGATCTTCGCATGATGTACGTCAAGATGGACATCTTCAAGATCATCGAACGTCGTGATGGCGCGATCTACAGGACCAAGAAAGTGGCGTACCACTGGTTCCAATTGGGCCATACGCCGGAGCCTAACAGCCCGGTGCCACAGGATCTTGTGCAGCAGAACGGCCTCGAGCCCGGTGAGTACTTCTACTGCCGCACGATGGACTACGTGACGGACGTGCGGATCCCGGCCGGCGGGAAGTACTGATGACCATCCTCCTGATCTACTTCCTCCTCAAGATCTATCACAGGCGTATGAAGATCTGACGCGAGCGGCCCTCTAGAGGGCCGCTTTTCTTTAGGGTGAAACCCCCGGGCCACTGGCCCTGCGCGCTCGCCCGGGACCGAGCCCGCCCGGGGCCCTCTGGGGCCGCCCGCTGGGGACCGCCCCCGTCAGCCCCCGCCCGACGAGCCGCCCGCTGGGGACCGCCCCGTCAGCCCCCGTCAGGCCTCAGCGAACAATTCCCGCCGGACGAGCCCTCTGGAGCCCCGCCCGACGAGCCCCGTCAGCCCCAGAGGATGTCGGATCGCGAAAACGGGCGTCGCGCGACGCCCATCGCCTTGCGGATCACACCCGATGAGATTACGTCCGGGTACCGGCGCTATGTACTTTTACGACCGTAGCTGCCGGGAGTCCCGGAAGCGCTAACTAACGTCCCGGACGTACGTACAGGTGCTCGCTAAAGTTCCGGAACGACCTCCCGGACTACTTCTTGACGAAGGGGTTCTTCCATCCGTTCGACTTCAAGTCCTTGTGGACGTGCTTGAAGGTGTACTCGAGGCGGCAGGAGTACACCTGGGCGTACGTGAGACCGGCTGCCTCGGCCGCAGTCTTGTGGTCCTTGTCCTTGAGGTCGCCGGTGAGCACACGGACTGCGTCGGCGTCCACCATGTTGCGCCGCACAGGTGCAGAGCGGTTACGGCCCATCACGAGGCCTTCCAGTTCCGTGAGCCTGGCAATGGCCCCAAGGCGCCGGTTCTTGGCCTCTTGCGATTCGGCACCCTCTTCGACGGCCTCTTCGGGTTCGAAGCCGTAGAGCTGGCCCCGCAGTTCGTTGGCCACCTCTTCGAACTGGTCTTGGAACTCCTTGATCCAGCCGTCCATCTCGACCTTGAAGGTGACCAGGGTGCCGATGGTCTGCTGTTGACCATCCATCTTGGTCTGTGCTTCGTGCATCGCACTTCGCAGCCAGTTCATGCCGGTCTTCAGGGTATCGATCTCTTCGGCCTGCTTCTGCACCAGGGTTTCCAGTTCCGCTTGCTTCATAACAAACTCTCCGTTGCTCGAGCATCAACGCTCAAATACAATTATACCGAACCCGAATTCGGAAGTAAACCAGTTCGTGCCCGGATAATTCGATGCACGATGGTGCGCGAACGTCGATCATCGTACATCGTACATCGTACATGGCCTAATCAAAGTATTTTTTCGACCTTCGAACCTCGCGGGGGCCACCTTGACAATAAATTTGATTTTCAAGGTTCCGCCCACACATCACCCACACATCGCCCGAGTCATCGGGCGGACTCGAGAACACTTAAGTTATTATCCGGACTATCAAAAGGGATTTTACCGGCTATTTACCCCGAAACTTCGTAGTTATATT